TGACGGAGAAGGATGCGGCTCGTTACGAACTCTGCTGCTTCACGGTCAAGGTTGATTGGTGCGTCTGCGTTTGCACGGGTCTGGTCACCGATGTCCTTGTGGAAAGCCCACACCTGAGCGGCGTAGGAATCGGTTGACAAGTTGTATCCGCCACCTGCTGATTCAGTCGCATCGGCACGAACTTGTGCTTCGTCTCGGAACCAGTCGTTCTTGGTGTACTTGAAGAACTTGTTGCTCTGCTTGTCCACTGGAACCAGAGGGAAAACCTTCGTTGCTACGAAGTTGCTTGCCATCTGCATGTATGCAACCGAGATGTTCGTCAGGATTGCATCAATGTGGACGGAGGTCTGTGTTGGCTGTGCCATTTTGGATTATTCCTTCTACTTAGGCTGCTCGACCTGCAGAGGCGCAGGCAACAACGGCTGTGATGATTTCTCCAGAAGCACCCTCGGTGAGAGCGGTTCCGCAGATGTACTTGGTGGTGTCGGTGCCAGCAACAATTGCTACACCTGCGCCTGTTGAACTTGGGCTGACAATGCCGCCCTCGGTCACTGTTCCGCCGAGCACCAACTTGGTACCGCCAGAAATGAGAACTTCAGCCACGCCGCCAGATGCTGGAGCGTTCTGAAGAACACCGATTGGACGGTCGGTTGCTGCAGCAACTGCAATAACCTGTCCGCTTGAGTTCAACTTCACGAAGTTGTACTGCTTCGAAGAGAGGTCTCCGCCAGCAACAAGGGAAACCTTGACGCTGTAATTAGAAATCTCGTATGCCATGGGGGTTTCCTTCCTTACTTCTCTGAGAGGTATTGGTTGTAAAGGTCTGGGTTGGTAGCAACCAGTCCGCTGATTGCCTGCTCGACGGTGTTGTACTCGCCTGCTTCAACTGCTGCCTTGGCGAGGCTTGTGACCTTGCCGAACGCATCACTTGTCGTGGAGCGGTTATTTGCGCCGAGTTCTGAGAAGATTGCTGCTGCTTCTTGCTGAGCATTGACAGCCTCAAATGCCTTCTCGATGGTGGAAGCGAGGTCCGAGTTGATGTCTGCAACCTTGCGGAGTGCTACACCAAACGAATCGGCTTCGATAGGAAGGTTTGACCATTCTGCTGCCTTGGAGACATAGGAGCGGTCACGCTGGATTTCCTTTTCCTTGCGAAGTTCTTCACGAGCGGATTCTGCGTCTGCTGATGCCTTTGCAAGCATCTGGCGCACTGGCTCTGGGAGGGACTTGATAAGCGCCTCTTCTTCGTCGATAGGAGCGTCCTCTTCTGGGTCGTTCGCATCGGCTGCCTTTTGGAGGTCAGCGATTACTTCACGAGCCTTAGCAAGTTCCGCTTCCAATTCGACCATACGGTCGATGTACTGCTCATTGATGTCTACGACAACATCATCTTCTGCATGTGCCACTGAGTCCTCCGTGGGGTTTGCGTTCTTCATGACTATCCAACCTTCTTCAAGATGGGCAGGGTGGTCTACACCGCTGGTCTCTAGCACTTTTAATGCCACCATCTTTTTAGGCGTCTTTGCTGTCATATTTCCTCAAAGAAAAACCCGAAAATCGAAAGCCTTTCGGCTGACGACCCTCGGGTCTCGGTTCTTTGAAGTGTATGTCATCGCATACACATGGCAACTGAAGTGGTGTTTAGTGGACTGGGTTGTTGATGTACTCGATTGTCACTTTTGTTGGGCGCTTGTAGAAGCCGAATGATTCATCTTCGCTGGACCGTTCGACGCTTGCGATGAAAGTGACCTTGTCACCTGAGTGGCAGTCACTGATTTTCGAAGGGCAAGTTCCCCAGACCTTGAAGCCACGGTCATCCTTGACTGTCATCACTGAGCGGTAACCCCAATCGGTTTCCTTGAGGTCAACCGAGACGACTGTGCCGCTGATTTGGACCTTATCGCCAGTGATTACTGGAGTCTTGACTTCAATCTCTCGTGCTGCCCGCTCTGCAATCCAACCGAGGTGGCGGCGGTAGGCGGTGAGGAAAGAAGCGATGAGACCGTGGTACTTGTGGTCCGAGAGGTCGTACTTGAAAACCGTTTGCAGGTTGCGTAGGTATTCGCCGTCAGGCTCAAGGTCGAGAATCCACTGGATGGCTGCTTGTGCCTCGTCACGCTGCTCGGCGGTCATCTTGGGGACAGCATCGAAGCCTTGGCTCGAAGTTAGGAAGGCTGCCATCTGGCTCTTGGTTGATGCGTCTTGGTCTGCCTTGCGGAAACCGATGTGGTTGATGAGCGTTGCGGCTGCCATCGCATAGTCGATGACGCTGTAGCGGCTGCCGCCACCACCACCACCACTGCGACCGAACATCTCGTCGTCATCGAGAATCTCGTCGAGTGCCTCGTACCAGTGGAACTTGACCTTGTGACCAAGGAAGTCGGTCATACAAGTCGAACCGACCTGAACCTCAGTGCCATCTTCGCTCTTGAAGAAGTAGGTGCGGAGGCGGAGTCTGTCGACATGGCACTGGTCGCATCGGCTGCTCACCGTGTTGAGGTGAGTGAGGTCCATCTCACGGAAGTCGGGAGCAACTCGGACCATGTTCACACCGTCAGCGATGTGGTCGATTGCCGCTACGAACTGGTAGCCACCAGCGACAACTGGGTAGGCGTTGAGAATTTCAACATTGAACCAGACCTCGGTGACGAAGTCGTCATCCTTTTGGGTGGTGGTTTCGAAGCGGTCCAGAATGACAAGTTCAGGTGCTGGAGCGTCAATCTTTGCTGCAATCTTTGCGAGTTTTGCAACTGCTTCTTTAAGGTCGTCGACCTTGTAGGCGAGAATTGTGGCTGTCATTGTGGTCATTGGGTTCCTCCTTGTACTCTCATATTATCCGCTGCGGAATGTCGAGTCAAGCCCTAAGCGGCGTGATTAACGGAATCATTTGGACGGGGTGATTCACCTTCCTGTCCTTGCGGGCACAGATTGGCGGCTCAGAGGGTTTGACATCGGTCGAGAACTGTTGACCACACTTGGGGCACTTGTACTTGTGCATTATCATCCTTTCGGTTGTCGGACTCTACCAACATCTTACCAGATGATAAATCAGATGCTCTGAAATTCCTGAGCGCCACCGTTAAAAACGATTGTTGGAGCCTTGGGAACACGCCCCTTTGATGATGCAAGGCGAACATCGACCCTGTCATACGGGCAAGCCTTCAGCATGGCAATGAACGCTGGGTCCAGAAGTTGCGCTATCCACGACAACACCATTTCGGGTGGTTCACTGGCTGTCGTTATTTCGTGGTGCATCGCATCACATACTAGAAGCAGCGAGGCATCCAGAAGGAACTTATGGTCGTAGAGCGTCTAACTTTCGAATGGTCCGCTCCAACATAGCCGCCATGTTCTTGATGACCTGTGCATCGGTGAAATACCTCGCCGAGCGAGTCATAATCCACTTGCCATTGGCATCTTTCTTAGGACCGCCTTCAGCAGTTTGCAAATCTTCGCCCTTTTTCCGTGTTCTGGTCGACAAAGACTTCAAGCGTTTTTGTTCTTTGACCAATCCGCCCCGAACCGTCTCAATTGGGATACCAGATTCCAAGGACCGTCGAGCCTCGTAAAGTGTTTGGCGGGTGCCCTCAACAGCGCCTAAAGCATCGCCTTTTTCTTCGCCGAATCCTGATTTGTCGTAAGCCCTGTTTATTGATGTCTCAGTCTCGTCAAGCATGTCATCGTCGTTGAAAGCACTGGAGTAACGAGGCTTCTCTGGCTCAGCGGCGGCTCCACCACCTGTAGCCGTTGCCCCGCCAGATTCTGTTTGAGTTTTTTTACCCCAGCGAACTGACGCTGCGTAAGCCCCAGCCGCCGAACGGTTACCACCAAAAGACTGCTTCGCTTTGACCAGTTCAAACATCACTGATTTATCAGTCACTTCCCTGATGCTTCCCGCTTTTTCAACGGCTTGGATGACCATCGCATAAACGAAGTCAGACATGTGTGGTTTGAGTGATTCAAGAACGATGATGTCCGATTGATTCATTACCCACCCGTGTTTTCTAGTGAACCATCCTGTGAAGTCCACAACTTGACCTTTGCGTTAGCAGCGATGTCGGTCTGGGAACGGGTTGTGCTGTCTAGTTTCTTAGTGGTAATCATCAGGCGGTCACCTTGGCTCTTGATTCCGACAACACGCTCGGGAACCCTGTTAGCGCCTGTCGAGATGATTTGACCAGAGGAAATAGAACCAGCGGTTGTTTCCGCAACTTTGAACTGGATGTCTTTCCCGCCGACCATGGCGGAGCGGTAAGAAACACCGCCTTCAGGAAGAAGCATTTCTGGGCGTTTTCCAGACCATCGAACTTGGGCTGCGTATTGTCCAGCAGCCGAACGGTTTCCGAACTTACGCTTTGCCATTTGAAGTTCCATGGAAGCGACGACATCTGTGAGGTTTCTGATGCCACCCGCCTTTTCGACCTGTTCAACGACATACTCATAGCCGTAATTGGTCATGTGTGGCTGGAGAGTTTTCAGGACAATTTCATCGGCGTAGTTCATGCTGCTGCCTCTGCGTAGAAAGCGTCGGTGTAATCAACAACCAACCGCTTGAGCATTTCATGCAGGCGCTTCACGGCTCCTTTAGCGCCTCGAGCCTCTGCCAAAGGGCGGACACGGAACTCTGCTGCCGAAGCAAGGTTCCAAGCACCGAACGCATCGCCATTCACATCAGCCTTTGATGCAGCCTTGACTTCTTTCTGGGCGACGACCAGTTCTCTTCCAGCGGGGGAATCGGCACCTACAGCGGCGATTGCTGCCGAGTGTGTCTCGCCAATCTTTTCCATGTTCATGGTTTCGCCAGCACCAGC